CCGCCGTGAAGGTCAAGAACGCCGCCAACGGCGTCACCGACCTCGTCAACGGCATAGGCGGCATCTCCGGCCGCATCCAGAAGATAGCCGCATCCACCAAGATCGCGCAGAACGCGCAACTCGCATGGAACGCCGTGACGAGCGCCGGCACCGCCATCCAACGGGCCTTCAACGCCGTCCTCAAGGCGAATCCCGTCGGATTCTGGGTCACGATCTTCGCCACGGTGGTCGCCGCGCTCGTCTGGTTCTTCACCCAGACCGAGGTCGGCCGCAAGGCGTGGGCCGCGTTCACCTCATGGCTGTCCGAGACATGGACGGCGCTCGTGGAGGGTGCGAGGGCGATATGGAACGGGCTCGGCGAATTCCTCACGGGATTGTGGCAATCGATCACGCAGGGTGCCTCCGACGCATGGAACGGCTTCGTTGCCTTCCTCTCCGGCCTATGGGCCACGATTAGTGGCGGCATCACCACGGCATGGACGAGCATCACCGCGTTCCTGTCCGGCGTGTGGACCGGCATCAGCACGACCGCCATGACGATCTTCACCAGCGTCCGGGACTTCATCGTCAACGTGTTCACCGTGCTCGGCGCGCTCATCGTCGCCCCGTTGCAGGCGATCCAGAACGGCATCGACACCGTGTTCGGCTGGATACTGTCGTTCATCACCCAGCAGATGAACAGCACGAACACCGTGTGGAGCACCGTATGGACGGCGATCTACAACGTCGTGTCCACGATCTTCACGCTGATAAGCGGCTACATCTCGACCGTGGTGAACGCGATCCGCACCGTCATCGTCGTGTTCCTCGACCTGCTCAAGGGAGACTGGCATGGCGCATGGGACGCGATCAAATCGTTCTTCACGACCACATGGGACGGCATCAAAGCGTTCCTGTCGAACGTCCTCGACGGAATCAAAAGCATCTGGACGAGCGTATGGACGGCCGTAAGCCAGTTCTTCACGGATGTCTGGAACAGGATCGTTGCGTTCTTCACGCCGATCATCAACGGCATCAGGAACACGATCGGCAACGTCCTCAACGCCATCAGCGGCGTGTGGACGAGCGTCTGGAACGCGGTCAGGTCCGTCGCGTCCGCCATCTGGAACGCGATCAGCGGCGTGGTGTCCACATGCATCCAGAATGTGCGCAACACCATCTCGACCGTCCTGAACGCCATCAGCGGCGTATGGACGAGCGTATGGAACCGCGTCGGCTCGTTCCTTGGAAACATCTGGCACGGGATCACGTCGGCCGTGTCCAACGGCATCCAATCCGTGTCGAACACGGTCGGCCGCATCCGCGACACCGTGCTCGGCGCGGTCAGCGGGGCCGGCGGATGGCTGTACGACACGGGCCGTCAGGTCATCAGCGGCCTCATCAACGGCATCGGCGGCGCGTTCCAGTGGGTCAGGAACACGATCAGCAACCTCGGCAGCAGCCTCGTCGGCTGGGCCAAGGGCGTGCTCGGCATCCACAGCCCGTCACGCATCTTCAGGGACGAGGTCGGCAAATGGATACCCGCCGGCATGGCCCAGGGCATCGACAAGGCCAGCGGCCTCGTCGCCGACAGCATCGACGGCCTGACCGACATGGTCCCGACCGTGAGCCTGAAGACCGACACCAGCCGGCTCGAAACCCCGCTCGCATACCACGGCACCGTCAACGGCGGACGGATCGCGTACACGATGGACGAACAGGCCGGCGGATACGCCACCAAACAGGACATCATCGACGCGATCGACGCGGCCCTCGCCGCCGGCATCACGCTCAACCTCAACGACCGTGGCGGCGAGGTCATGGCCGGCAAGCTCGCCAAGCCAATGAGCTACGAACTCGACAACATGGCCCGACTCGGCCGATAACAGGAAGGGGGCAGCATCATGCTCTACCAGCGACGCATGCGCCTGCCGCATGTCGAAGACCCCACGCTCAACGGCGTCCCGCTGGAGCGCATGATGCTCTCCCTGACCTCCGACGGCGTGACCATCGGCAACGCCGAACCCACGGTGAGCGTGCAGGACATGCCCGGCCGCGACGGCCGGCTCGACCTGACCCTCACCGACCCCTCGGGGGCTGCGTACATGGGCGACCGCGCCATCACGCTCAGCCTGTACGCGATCGGCGGCGAAGACGACATCCTCGCCGCCAAGACGCAGCTCGCGGCCCTGGCCGGCACCATCGTCTCACTCTCATGGCGGGGATTGCCCGGCGAATACCGGGGCCGCATGAGCCTTTCCGCGTGGGAGGACAAGTGGGCCGGCCCCCGGCAGGTCGCCACGCTCGTCACCGTGAGCATCGCCGCCGCCCCTTATCTCATCGGCCGCAGCCGCACCGTCACGCTCAAAACGGGCGCGAACGCGATCCATGTCAAAGGCAACCGGCCATGCTGGCCCGCATGGGCGCTCACCCCAGCCAGCGGAGCCAAGACCATCGCCATACGGGACGCGCACGGCCACAAGCTCACTCTCGCATCCGCCACCGCGATCACCGGGCGCATCACGATCGACACCTCGCCGGACGCGCGCGGGCTGCGCGTCAACGGCAACCTCATGACACCCACCCTCGAATCCGACTACTTCCCCCTATTGCCCGGTTCGAACACGATCACCACGACCGGTATCTCGGCCGCGACCCTCGCGTACCGGCCGCTCACCCTCATCTAGGAGACACGTTTTGCGTTACATGATCTTCGACCGCTGGGGCAACCCGCTCGGCGACCTGCCCTACGCCATCAAAGCCATCCGCACCCGCGCCACCGACGGCACCGACACCCTTGATATCACCACCATCGGCGAGATCAACAAGGACGAACGCATCGTCTTCAAGGACTCGATGGGCCGCTGGGCGGAATACGTATGCCAGTCCACCCAGACCGCCCGCGCCGCAGGCATGCCCGTCACCGTCGCCTACTGCACCGGCAGCATCGCCGAACTGTCCCGCACCTATATCGAGGACAAACGCAACCGCAACGCGAACGCCAAAGCCTGCCTCGCCAAGGCACTGGAAGGCACCCGGTGGGCGGTCGGCACCGTCGAGACCGGCACCATCACCGGCACCGCCGACCTCGCCTTCTACCACTGCACCGTACTCGAAGCCGTCCAGAAGACCGCCGACACCTACGGGCTCGAAGTCCAGACCGAATACCAGCCCGACCCGACCGGCAACCGCATCGGCCAACGCATCATCCACCTGCTCGAACACCGGGGCTCCACCAGCACCACGAAACGCTTCGAATACGGCAAAGACCTCACCCAAATCAAACGAGACATCGACGCCGGCGACGTCATCACCCGCCTCTACGGCTGGGGCAAAGGCATCGAACAGACCAACGACCAAGGCGAGGCCACCGGCGGATACAGCCGCAAAATCAGCTTCGCCGACGTCAACAACGGCAAACCCTACGTCCAAGACGACCAAGCGCTCGCCGACTGGGGCATCGTGGGAGCCGATGGCACCAGACACCACAGCGAAGCAAGCGTGGACTTCCCCGACTGCGAAGACCCCAAGGAACTCCTCGCCCTCACCAAGAACGCGCTCAAAACCCGCACCACGCCCGTCGTCTCCTACACGGCCGACGTGACCGCCCTCGGCCAAGCCGGCTACAGCGCGGAAGGCACGGACGTCGGCGACAGCGTGCAGATCATCGACACCAGCTTCACCAATCCCCTCCGCCTCGAAGGCCGCATCCTCCAGATCGAGGAAGACCTGGCCGGCAGCCTCGCCGACACCAAGATCACCCTCGGCAACATCCGCCAGACATACACGCAGCGCATGGCCGCCCAACAGCAGGCCCTCGACAAGCTCGTGTCCAACTCCGGCGCATGGAACAGCGCCGCCGGCGGCACCGGCCCGTACATGAAGGACCTCATCGACCGGATCAACCAGATCATGAACGCCACCGGCGGATACACGTACCTCAAACCCGGCCAGGGCATCTACGTCTACGACAAACCGGAAGACCAGAACCCCACCCAATGCATCCACATCGGCGGCGGCTACTGGCGCATCGCCGACCACAAAAAACCGAACGGGGACTGGGACTTCCGCAGCCTCGCCAACGGCAAAGGCATCTTCGCCGACACCGTGTTCACCGGCCGACTCTCCGACGCGGCAGGCCTGAACTACTGGGATATGGACACCGGCGAATTCAGTTTGTCCGCCCGCAGCACCATCGGCGGCAAGACCGTCCAGCAGTACGCCGACGGCGCGGTGTCCGACGCGAACTCGTACACCGACGCGGCGAAACAGGCGGCGATCACCGAGGCGAAGCGTCAGGCCGACGCGGCCGATACGGCCAAGCTCGCGGAGGCGAGGAAGTACGCCGAGGCCAAGGCCTCGGAAGCCCTGACCGCAGCCAAGGCGCAGTCCAAATCGGACAGCGATGCCGCCAAATCAGCGGCGCAGGCCTATGTGGACGCGCTCGACGAATCATTGGGCCAACGCAGCATCTTCGACCGGCTCACGAACAACGGCAAGACGCAGGGCATCTACCTGTCCGGCGGACTGCTCTACCTCAACGCCACGTACATGAAGACCGGCGTATTGGATGCGGCGCTCGTCAAGGCCGGCCGTCTCACCGACAAAAAGGGTTTGAACTATTGGGATATGGACACCGGCGAATTCAGCCTGTCCGCCAATTCGACCATCAACGGCAACAAGGCATCCGGCCTCGCCACCCAGACCCAAGCCCAGAAACTCGCCACGGACGCGCAGACCGCCGCCAAAGCCTACGCCGACCGCGTGGGTGCCAGCACGCTCAGCAGCGCGAAAAGCGACGCGACCGCCAAGGCCAACACGGCACTGTCCGGCGCGAAGACCTACGTCGAGGCGATCATGGCCTACGGCAGCAACCTCGTGCGCAACCCGAACGGCGACCCCGACCACGACCTCGACAAGCTCGGCGCGAGCAAACTCACCAAGACAATGCCCGCCACACACCCCGAGGGCATCACGAGCGCGATCCACCTGGGCAACGTGCGCGACACGTACTTCGGATGGCTGCTCGACACGTTCCGGGGCCACACGTTCCGCCTGTCCGGTTGGGCGTACCGCAAGGCCGGCAATGTCACCAGCAGCTTCGGCATCTACTGGATCGGCACCGACGGCACGAACCACTGGCAGGCC